CTTCAAGATCCGCGTCGATGGAGACCGTCACGGTCGCGCGGTCGCCGACCTCTACACCCTCCGAGCCGACCATCGGCAGTTGAAGCTGGAACGGCTGCTGGTAGACCAGCGCCGCGCCGACCGTGTCCGGCCGGGCGATCGCCGGTGGCTGCTGCATTCGGCAGATGCCCTCGTAGACCGTCTCCGACGTGTCGGTGACAACGGCGTTGTCCGGATTCGTGGACTGCGACGTCACGCGGGTGATCGTGCAGGCGTCGCGCATGCCGAGTTCAGCGGCCTCCCGTCCGCGCGCGAGCACGTCCTCCCGGGCCATCGGCTACCGCTTCACAACCGCGCGCGTCAGCCCCGTCGTGGTGCTGTACGTGATCGCGGCGAGCGCCGGGTCACCGTAGGGGACATCCAGCGCCACCCACACCTCACCCGTGGTCGACGCGACGGTGACGGTCGTGTCCGGCACGGCCACGCCGTTGAACAGGGTGCCGGGCACGGCGACGGTGACCGTGGCGGCCGCACCGGAGTTCTTGACGATCAGGAAGTGCTTGTCGCTGACCCGCGCCTGGTCACCGACCGCTGCGGCGGCGAACGTCGGCGCGGTGCCGTCGTTGGCGAAGAACTGGGTGGAGATGACGCTCATCGGAGGCTCCTACGGTCTCGGGGTGATGCCGGTGTCGGGTCGGGCGGTTATGCCCGCGTCGGGGCGGGTCGTGGTTCCGGTGTTCGGGCGTGGCGTCGGTCCGCTGGCGACGACCACGAGCGCCTCGATCGCGGTTCCGTCGTCGTCGATGGCGGCCATGGCCGACAGATCGAGCGCTTCAAGGGCCGCCGCGGCCTCGGCCAGCCCGAGCGTCTGGAGAGTCGCCAGGTCATCGGTGGCCGAACCCACATCGGAGGCCAGGACCGTCGCATCCGCGGCGAGGGCATCGCTGGCCGAGGCCGCATCCGTCGTCGCGGTGGTGGCCGATACCGACGGCGCGTCCACGCCGGCGGCGGTGTCGGACAGCGCAACCGTCGCCGCGGTGGCGAACGTCTCGGTGGCCGTGGCCGCATCCGTGACGCTGGCCGTCGCCGACACGGACCCGGCGTCGGAGGCGGCGCCGCTGTCGCTGGTCGAGATGCTCGGGATGATCGGGCCGAACGAGGTGTCCCCGACGCGGACCCGGCCGAACGTGACATCGACGCCGGTGACCGCCGTGGTGTTGCCGACCACGACGTTGTCAGCGGTGCCCGAGTTGTAGGTCTGGTCGCCGGATGCGACGATCACGTTTCCGGCCGAGTCCCAGACGGTCAGGGACTGCTTGCTTCCCGCGTTGTCGATCTTGTGTTCGACCCAGAGCCAGGCACCGGTCGACAGGGTCACCACGGACGTCCAGACGGCGGTGGTGCCGTTGCGGATCGTCGGCACCCCGGACGGCACCCGGCAGTCGGCGCGGATGGTCGCCGTGGCCCGGATCTCGTGGGGGAACCAGTTGCCGCTGGCCCAGGCGGCGGCCTTCATCGGGTAGGTGATGTAGACCGGCGACCTGGAGGCGCCGATCGGGGCGCGCCCAGATGACGCCGTAGCGCCGCCGGAGTTGGCCCGCATGGCGAGTGTGTTCGGGATGGGCGAGTCGTTGGTGAACGTCGGCGCGGTGCCGCCGATCAGGTCGAAGCCGGTGTTGCTGGTGGAGACAGTGCCGCCGTTCGTTCCGCCGGCGTACGCCTCGTCGAAGTAGGTCGTCATCGCCGGCAGCCGCCGATCAGGTGAACGTCACGGTCGCAGTTACGCTCCACGTTTGGCCGGACGCCTTCGTGCCCTGCGCGATCGACGTCTTGTGGTTGTAGAGCAGAGCCGCGACGGCGTTGCTCGACGCGGTGTTGCCGACGTCGATGCCGAACTCGTTCCACGCGAAGTTGCCGTCCGCGCTGGCGAACGACGCGGTGAAGGCCAGCGTGTTCGTCGACACCGTGCCCACGCCACTGACGAGCTGGAACCAGCGGTGCGACGAGCCCGCCGAGGCGGAGAGGTCGGTGTCGCCGGCGGCCGCCGTGCCGGCACCGTCGCCGGCGCCGATGCGGGTGTGGGTGGCGTCGAGGGCCTGGGTGGCGCCCTGGTTGGTGAGCAGGTTGCTCGCCCGAGTCCAGCCGGCCGTCGTGACCACATTCCCGACGACCTCGGAAGTCTCATACGACGGCACCAGCAGGCGCCGGAACGCATCGGCGGCCGGCTTGAGCAGGCCGCTGCGGCGCGTCACCCAGCGGGTCGCATCCTCGTCCCAACGCTCGACCCGCCAGATCGTGGTGCCGCGCGGCGTCTCGGCAAGCGCAGCGAGCGCGCCCACACCGATGCCATCCACGGCACGTCCGACATCGTCCGACATCCCCGCTCCGTTCGGTTCAGGCGGCGTAGGTGCCGCGGTAGAGGTCGGCCAGCATGGCCGCCGACGGGGTGAGCATCAGACCGCCGAAGTTCGTGGCCGACCGGTAGGAGTAGTCGTCGATCGCCTCTGACCCGACCGTCATGTCCGGCGCCTGGTAGGCCGTCGCAGCCGTCTCGATCACTGCGCCGCGCACGTCGTCCGGGCAGGCGGCCATGCCGTGGGTGACATCGACCTCAAGCTTGTCCGGCGGATACCGGCAGGGAATCCCGAAGCCGAGCAGGCGGTAGAGCACCTGCTTGATCCGGGTGTAATCGGTGATGATCCGGGTGCCGGTGATCGGCGAGATGATCCGGACCTCGCTGACGTCGGTCACGAACCGGTACGGCAGCCGCACCTCGTATTGGCCGCGCGCGATGTCCTCGAACATCTCGTCGGTCGGGACGAACGCCGTCGCCGCGCGGGTCGTGAACAGCGCCGACGCGTTCTGCAGGTTCAGGGTCGCCGTCGAGGTGTCGACGTCCTTCTTCAGGTAGCTGGCCAACTCGGCGACGGTCGCGAGCATCAGGCTCAAGGCCGCCCCCTCACGTCATCAGCGCCTTCACCGTCGCGACATCGGCCGCCCGGCCCCGGCGCAGCCAGCCGCCGTAGGCCAACTCGTCGGAGCGGTACTGCTCGGGCCGGTTCACCCGCTCGTAGCCGGCGTCCATGGGGGCCTTCCCGACGACCGGGTGCATGTGCTCGATCACCACGTCCGGCAGGTAGCGGAGGCAGCCGGCCAGGCGCGCCAGGTCCATGACCGCGTTGTCGCAGTACATGTGCTCGACCGGCGCCGGCACCATCCGGCCGAGCGCTCGGACGATGTCCGATGTCATCGCCCACGACGTACACAGCCGCTCCCGCTGGAGCAGGTCATCGCCGTAGACGACGCCCGTGCCCATCTCGCGTAGGGCGTCGACCATCGTCTTCGCCCACCCGGGTGTGCGCGGCAGGTGGTCGTCGCCGGCGAACGCCAGCGCGAAGTACTCGTGCGCGAAGAAACCCACGGCCCGGTTCAGCTTCGGGACCAGCGGCTCCCACCGCGCGGCCCGAATCATGTCACCCGCGAACTGCGCCTGGTGCCAGGCGTCCTCGTAGGCGCCGACCGACGGATCATCGTCGTCGGCCACCAGGATCAGATCAGCGCTGTCGAAACCGCCGGTCGTCGACCACGCGTCCACGATCCGTGGCAGCGACTCCGGGCGCCCCCGCGTCGGGACGATCACCGCCAGGTCAGGCATCGGCGGGCGTCCGCACGAACAGGGTGTCCGCGAAGTGCCGCTGGTGCTCCCAGCGGATCGCCGGAACGAACCCGGCCGCAGACAGCGCCTCCACGGCGTCCGGCCAGAAGGCCGCGTAGAGGCCGCGGGCAACCGCCTGCGTCTCCACGATCACCAGGTCGACGCCGGACAGGTCCGCCGACGCCAACACCTCAAGCTCGGTGCCCTGGGTGTCGACCACCAGCACGTTCGCCGGATGATCGGCCTGGACCTCGCGCAGCGGACCCACCGACACAGACACCGTGTCCGACGCCGGATGGTTCGGGTCGGCGGCCAGACCCGCGAACACGCCCGCCCGGTGCAGCGTCGCCACACCCTCACGGGCGCCGCACGCCTGCTCCACCACCGCCACGTCCGGGAACTCGGCCAGCAGGAACTCGACGTCTCCCGGATCGGGTTCGACCAGGACGATCGAGCCGAAGCCGCACTTCCGGTAGACCCGTACTTCCTCGCCGCGGTGCGCCCCGACATGCAGGACCGCCTTCGCGTCGATGCCGAGCTCGGCAAGCGCCTCGGGCAGCAGGTCGAACGTCCACAACTGGTCGCGCGCCATCGTCACCCGCTTCATGCCGACCGCCTCCGACTGACGTTCGAGCATGGCCAACGTGACCAGCGTGACCACATCCCGCACCTTGACGACGTCGGCGGGCATACGCCACCTCCGCCAGCCCCAGAACACGGTCCGGTCCCAGGCGTGGCCGGCCGGATCATCGACCTCCCCAGCGGCGGGTGAGTGCTCGACGACGATGCCAGGCAGGCGGTGCAGGCAGCCGGCAGCGGTCCCGAGTTGCAGCCAGAAGCTGTCGACGTACGCGCTCCGCAGCCTCGGCGGCGCCATGTAGCCGAGCGCCCGGACGATGTCCGAAGTGACTGCGACCTGTACCGGCGGCACCTCGCCGTCGACCAGGTCATCGCCGTACACGATCCCGGCGCCGAGGTCGTGCAGCGCGTCCACATACGCCCGGTCCCAGCCTGCGGTGCGGGGGCGGCGGGCGTCGCCCATGGGCGCGATCGCGAACGGGGCCGCCTCCTCGACGGCGCCGTGCGCGTACGCCCATGCGACGCTGTTCAGGGCACCGACCATGTCCACCGCGGGTCCGGCCGCAATGGCGTAGGTCACGAGCGGAGACGGCGAGAACGGGCGTAGCGCGGCCTCGTACTCGGCAAGTCGTGGGTCGTCGGAGTGCACGGCGAATACCAGTTTGGTGCTGGCGGTGCATGTCGCCGTGAACGCCTCCGCCATCTCGCTGACTATCTCCGGCCGGCCGCGCGTCGGGACGATGACGACCAGATCGCTCACGCCGCCGCCTCGGCCGGTTCCAAGTTGGCGAACTCGGCCTGCGCGGAGGCGATGGCCCGCTGCGTCCAGTAGGTGTCCTCGCCCAGCCACACCGGCTTCAGGTGGGTGGTCGGGACGCCGGTGTGGACGTAGATCGGGATGTCGAGCGCGCCCGCGCGCAGGCAGAACGACAGGTCCTCACCGATGAGCTGGCCGGTCGTGACGTTCGGCACCCGGTGATACCAGGCCCGGCCGTGCGCGGCCTCCAGCTTCTCGAACACCGACCGGTGGATCAGGATGCACGCCGCGCCGGTCCCGCCGACGCGCGTCACCGTGTTGGTCTTGAAGTCCCAGCGGACCCGCCACCCGTACTGCTCGCCGCCGTCGGGACCCTCGACCTTGGCCCAGTCGAGGACCGTCGGCGACGCGACGCACTCGTAGCCGTTGACCCCGTCGGGGCCGATCTCCGAGTTGCCGAAGCACAGCGCGCCGACGATCGGCCGCTCGATCGGGTCGGCCGCGTCGAACAGGCGGTCGATGGTGTCCGGCAGGAACCCCATGTCGGTGTCGATCCAGAACAGCCAGTCGGCCTTGTCTTCCTTGAGGAACTCGGCGACGGCCTTGTTGCGGGCCTCGGGCAGACCATCGGTGCCGCAGCGGATCACGATGTAGCCGCCGGCGGTGAGTCGGCCGTTGTTGGCCCCGTCGAAGCCGACCAGGTCCATCACCGACCGGTGCCAGGAGTGCGCGACCTCGTCCTGGCAGACGTAGGCGAGGGTGACGCTGTTCGGGTCACCCACGGCGCACGTTCCGCTTCTCGCCGGGCGCGGCGGTCGCCTGCTCCACCGAACCAAACGGCTCGGCGGCCGGACGGACGCTGTAGCTCAGACCGTAGGCCGGGTCGGCGCTGAACAGCGACGGCTGCTGCCGCACGATCGGGTCGTCGGCGGGCCAGTGACTGCCCTCCTGCACGAGGACCTGGCCGCCGCCGGTGGTGGCGACGACCGACCTGCCGGTCGCATAGACGATCTCCATGGCGTTCTCCTCCGGATAGACGGAAGCCCCCGAGCCGGAGTAGACCTCGGGGGCTTCCTCCCTCGGTAGCGAACCGAGGGTGCGTAGATGGGTTACCGGTAGCCCAACTCGGCGAGCTGGGCGGTGACGGCCTCGGCGGCCTGCTGGTCGCCGTTGTCCGTGTGTGCTGACCGCTGGGCGATCAGGTAGTGCACGGCCGGGTCCGAAGATTCGGACGCGGGGGGCAGGGGCGGGACGATCGCGGGCAACTGCTCGGCGGCCGGCGCGTCAGCCGGCTTCGCTGCCGGCGCGGACTTTCTCGGGGTCGTGGGCATCGGCCCCTCCTCGGGTCTCGATGTAGGTGGCGGCGCGGCGAAGTATTTCCGGGCTGTCGCCGAGTAGGCCGAGCCCGCGATTGCACGGGTCGCAGAGCAGGCCGCGAACGCACTTGCCGCATGATCTCTGACCCTCGCAGCAGGAATGGTCGTGATCGACGGCCAGCATCTCGGACTTGCCGCTTGCTGGACGGCCGCAGAGCTTGCAAACGCCACCCTGGGTCTCCCAGAGGGCGCGATACGAGGCCGGCGTGAGGGAGTAGCGGCCCATTCCGCTCGTAAGTAAGTCCAGGATTCGGCGACACTTCTCGGAGCAGGTAAGTAGGCGTCCGCCCACTCGCCGATCGAAGTCGGTTCCGCACCACTTACAGGAACGGATAGGCCCCTCGGGGTGAGCTCCGGGTGGCGTAACCAGCGGATCGCCGAAGCGGGTCAGCCGCTGATAGTGCCTCGGGCACAATCCCTTGGCGTTGGACGTGGCGCCGCATCCTTCGACGTAGCAGAGCGCGCGGTGCCTGGCTCGCAACGCATCCGCCGGACCGGGAATGCCCGTCGATCGGACACGGGCAAGGTGCAGATCGCAGTAACCCTTCGCCTTGAATGGACGAGCGCAGCTATCAACAGCGCACCTACTGGCCGGGCGGACGTACAACGGATCGCCGTACTTGGCGGTGGCCCGATAGTGCGGTCGGCACATCTGCTTGACGTAGACCGTCCTATTACAGTTCTCGATCTTGCAACTTGGTGTCATGCCCTCTCCGGAATGACGGTGTTGTCCCTAGTGGACTACATCCAACCGCCATTCCGGAGCATGACAAACTCAGCCGGTGTTAACGAGCAGGCGGAAGCCAAGATCGTTAACCGAATTTCCCCCGATGCGCGCGTACGCGAACCAGCCTCGCTGGCCGGTGGGACGGTTTGTGGTGAGGCCAAACATGTGCGGGACGAGTTCCACCGACATGCCGCCACGGCGGGCGATCACGTAGTTGGAGAAGTCGCCGACGACCGCGAGTTCCGTCGTCGCCGAGGTGGAGGTGGTCACGTCGCTCATGTACGGCGACTCGTACACACCCTTGCGGAACAGGGCGTCCGCCCACTCCTCCGGCAGGGTCGCCGTCAGCGCGTGGAACACGTTCGCTGTGCCGAGCTGCCGGATCGCGTTGTTCACGCCCACCGACATCAGCCACGACGCCCGACGACGGAACCGCTGCGGCAGCGCCTTCCACACCTTGTACGGGTCGGACGCGGCGAGCGCGCCGGACACGGCCACGTCCACGCGGACGTTGGTGTTGGCCGACAGGGCGGTGACGATGCCGGTCGGCTCCGTCGTGCCGGCGCCGCGGGTGAACTTGTCAACGAGCAGCTCGTCGTAGCCCTCCGACAGCAGCATGCCCATCTCGGAAGCGAAGCCCGGGTAGTCCTCGCCGACCTCGATGCTGTACGGGATGAACCCCCGCGCCGTGAACAGGTCCACCTCGGGCTGCGCCAGGGACGGGGAGTCGTCGGAGACCTCGCCCGCTTCGGCGTCGAACGACCAGGACACACCGGCCGAGCTGACGCCCTTCCACTTGTTGGTGTTGATGTTGACCTGCTTGGCCAGCGTCAGGAACGGGTTGCCCGAGCCCTGCGCGGTCATGATGATCGACGGGTCGATGAAGACCGGGATGCCGTAGCCGCCGGCACCCTGAGAGCCGTCGGACATCGCCCGGTATTCCTTGAACGCCCGCACCGCGCGCTGCTCGTCGTCGTCGAGGAACGGCTGGGGGTCGGTGACCAGCTTCTGGAACGCCGACCGGTAGTGCTCGTTCTCCGTCACCAGGATCCGGCGGGCGATGTCGGTGCTGGTGCGCAGCTGCCGCTCGACCTGGTCCTTCTCGTCGCTGGACAGGTTGGCGGAGGCGTTGCGGTCGTCGAGCACGCGCAGCGCCCGGTCGCGGGCCTCGGTCACGGTCATCCGGCGCACGTCGCCGTACGCGTCGTCCTTCGACCGACCCAGGCCGGCGAGGGCGTCGACGACGGCGCGCGGGCGCTTGGCGAACACGGCCTGGACGGCGCGATGCTCCTCGATCTTGCGGATCGCGACGTCGCGGAGCTTCAGGCCGTAGTCGAACGCGGTCTGCTCGGCCGGCGTCTTGTCGCGGAGCTCGCCGGTGTCCTCGTCCTGGTGAATGGAGCGCAGGTGCGCGTCCAGGACCTCGACGAACTGCTGGAGTTCGTCGGGGGTCTGCCCGCGCAGTTCTTCGGGGGAGGCGTCGATCTGGTCGGCGGACTTGCCGACCAGGATCGTGCCGATGTCGATGCTCATTTGATGAGTCCTCGTGCTCGCAGGGCGCCGTCGTCGAGCGACTGGCGGATGGTTAGCCCGCGTTCTGCGGGCTGAGCGGTTGGTGCGTCGCTGCCACCCACACGCCGTGTGTCGGGTCGCCCAGCGAGGTCTGGGAGTCGCTCCGCGAGGGAGCGGACGGTCGCGGTCGTCGGCTCGTAGGCCGGGAAAACCACCGGCCCGAGTTCCGGGACGGCCGCGAACTGGTAGATCGTGCGGAGGTCGACGTTGCCCGACCGGGCCTGCCACTTGTCGCCGCCGTCGGCATCGAATCGGAACGACATGCCGGTCACCGCGCGGTCGCGAACGGCGTCGCGGACCGGCTGGATCAGCCAGTTGTCCGACAGGCGGGCCACGATGTGCAGGCCGGTCGAGTCGCTCGCGGTGCGGGTGATCACGCCGAGCGGCATGGTGCCGATCAGCGGATGGCGCCCGTGCTCGAACATCAGCACCGGCATGTGGGCGGCCAGCGCGTCATCGAAGGCGCCGGGCAGGATCACCTCGTCGAAGGCGCCCTGGCGATCCTCGATGCGGGCGGCAGTGTTGTAGACCGCGGCGTAGCCCTCCAACGTCAGCCCGTCGGCGCTCGGCGCCATCTCGAACGGCACCGACCGCTCGGCCGGCCCGGCCCGACGCGCGGGCGCGATCGCCGGCGGTGGTGACGTCTCGGTGGCGGATCGCTCGCGGACCTGGGTGGTCGCGTGGGGCCGGATCCTGATCGTCATGGTCGGGGCGGGCGCGTTCTCGCGACCCTCGTACCTGTAGCCGAAGCGGGAGAGGTCGAACGCGCGGGTGGCGCCCTCATCGAGTGCGGCCTTCTCGGCGCTCGGCCCGACCTCGGCGTGGTCAGCCAGGCCGAGCTGGACGGCCTCGCCGGCGAACATCCACGTCTCGTCGAGCATCATCTGCCGCCACAGCGACACCTCGCCGCCGCCACGCTGCGCGTACAACTCCGCGATGTTGTCCGACCAGCGTTGCAGCAGCGTCGCGGATCGGGACATGTCCGCGGCGTTCCCATCGGTGACCATCGACGCGTCGTGGATCATCATCTGGGCGCCGGGCATCATGACGATCCGGTCGCCCGCCATGGCGATCACCGACGCGGCCGAGGCGGCCAGGCCGTCCACGTACGTCTCGATCCGCGCCGAGTGGTGGTTGAGCGCGTTGAAGATCGCGAGCCCGTCGAACATGCTCCCGCCGGGGCTGTTGATCCGGACCTTGATGACGTCGGCCTCGACCGCGGCGATCTCCTCGGCGAACTGGTCGGCCTGGACTCCGGCGGACCCGCCGATCTCGTCGTAGATCAGAACCTCGGCCTGCCGGGTGTCGCCGGTCTGGGAGGCGGAGCGGGTGGACATCCACGGCACGCGGACCGATGCCAGCTCGGCCAGTGGCGTGTTCGTGCGCTGGGCGTGGTCGATGATGCGCCGGGCGGTCCGGTCGACGCGGCCGGCGATGCGGTCGCGCATGGGACTGCGGCTCATGGCTTCCCTCCGGGTTTGACGGGTGGGGCCGGCGCGGGGGCGCCGCCGGAGAGTTGGTTGCCGGGCGGTTGCAGCTGGACGCTGACCAGGCCGGTGTGCTTGAGCAGGGAGAAGTCCTGCGCCCGGACGGCGGCGACCGCCGATTCCGCAGTGAAGCCGTCCTTGATGAGGCCGCCGATCGTCGCGGCGTTTACCTGCTGGATCTCGGCCGCGTCCTTCGCGTCCTCGCGCAGGATCGGCATGTCGGTCGTGACCGGCCACAGCTCGGCGTCGCGGGGGGCGTTGACGATCGAGGCCAGCGACGCGGCGAGGTCCTGGAGCGTCGGGTAGATCCACGAGTCGGCCCACGCCCGGCGGGCGGAGGCGAAGTTGCCGGCGTTGAGCGCCGCGCCCTGAAGGCCCTCGGATGCGGCCAGGATGACGGGGTGGACGCGTGAGAGCATCGCGATCCGGGTCTCGCCGGCGCCCTGGGTGGCCTTGAATTCGAGTTGCTTCAGGTCCGCGCCGACCACCGTGGCGTCCGCGCCGGCCGCCAGGTACAGCGTGCGGTAGGCGTTGCGGATGCCGGCGTGCTTCTCCTCCATCGCGTCGACGATCTCGTTGAACTGCGTCTTGTCCTTCGCGACGATGCCCTTGACCACCATGTTCGGGGTCGCGCCGTTGGAGAAGAACTGCAGCTTGTGCTCGGTCGCCGCGCGGTCGCCCTGAATCTCGCGGAGCGCCGGGGTGATCCACGACATGCCGATCCCGGCGAACTCCGGATCCGGCAGCGGCGACCAGTGCGCGACGTCCTCGGGCAACAGCGTGTGAATCTCGTTGCGGTGCTCGGACAGGCCGCCGTTGCAGTAGGCGTATCCGATGATCTCCCCGTCGAGGGCGTGCGCCGCGTCGTCGGGCTCCTGCTGCGAGCCGTAGATGATGACGACCCAGTCCGGGCGCAACACCCGCAGGCGAGCCGGCTGCTGCAGGCGGGCCGCCTGCCGTACGACGAACGCGTTGCCGGCCAGCCCCGCGTGCCACTCCATCCGGTTGAGCAGCTCGGAGGTCGTGGCATTGGGCCACGGCCGCTCCAGGATGTCCAGCTCGCGAGTGCCGAACGTCCGACCGGGCGTCGCGGAGAACGAGCGGTTGCGAAACGTGAACCGGGCCTGCGACAGCACCGCGGCCCGGACCATCTGCGCGGCGAACGCCGGCGGGCACGACCGCAGCGCCGCCATGTAACCGGGCAGCGTCGCCGAGATCTCCTTCGACCGGCTGCCGTTGAACCAGGTCTGCTGGAGCCCGAACGGATAGGCGTTGCCGCCGTAGCTGAACTGGTTGGCCGGCAGCAGGTAGTCGTTGAGCCACAGATCGGCGGAGTACCGGGCCTCGTCGCGGGCCACCTCCCGGCCGCGGGCAGCGTCGATCCTCTGGAGCAGGCTGTCCACGGTCACCCCGATCCGGGTTTAGGGCGGCGGTGGACTACGACCGGCGGGCGGGCTGCGGCTGTCGGCCTTCGCGCCAGCCGACCCGCACCGCGGCCACCGACCAGCCGAGCGCCCGGACGATGGCCGTGACGACCTTCGCCGCGGTCCAGCCGACCGCCCACAGCACCGCAGCGACCACGGTCACCAGGAGCCGGCCGACGTCGACCTGCCTCGCCTCGACCGACACCCGGTCGGCCAGAGCGGCATGCATCGCCATGGGTTTGACTCCTATCGCCAGGCCGCGAAGAACGGCTGCTCGGGCTCGACGGCCCCGACGTTGTCCTCGATCGCCTGACCCCGGGCGTGGTGGGCGAGGATCGCCGCCACCGCGGCGTCGATCCACAGGCCGTCGCCGCGCTTGGCGAGCTTCAGGTAGAACTTCGGCAGATCCTCCGGCTCGCCCGGGCGCGCCTTCTTCCGGCCGCCCTTGACGATCACCGCGTTGTTGATGTGCCTCGTCAGCGTCTCGTCGCCGTCGTGGGTGATCTCCCCACCGACGAACGACGTCTGGAACCGCTCAATCGCGAGGTCCATGCGGAACTCGTTGTTCGTCGGATACTCGACGATCTGGTCGGGGAAGTCCCGCGACCACGCGTCGAGGTAGTCCTGCCACCGGTAAGGGTCCGCGAACAGGTACGCCACCTGATAGGCGGCGAACGTGTCACGCACGACCCGGTCGACCTCCGCCGACGGAACCCGCCAATCGGCGGCGTCAGCCGGGTTCTCGGGCTTCTCCCACACCCTCAGGCAGAACAGCCGTCCGTCGGAGATCCGTGAGGCGATCAGCGCGGTCGCGTCCCGGTACTTCGACCCGTCGAAACCGAGCGCGATCAGATCGCCGGGCTTCAGAGCGTCGCTGGCGGCCGCGAGATCCCACCGGATCTTGTCGACGAGCGCGGACTGGCCGACCACGATCTCGTTCAAAAAAAACCGGCGCCGGTCCGATTCGAGGTGCCGCGCCGACTGGACCTCGCCGAGGATCCGGCCGCGGACGTTGACCCAGCCGCCACGCTCGCGGGCGCTGTCACCGTACTGGCGCAGCAGCTCGGCGTACACGGCTTCGGCGTCGGTCAGGTCCTCGACTCGGTGCGGCTCGATCGTGTCGACCAGCACCCGCTCGTCCTTGGACTCCGCGGTGACCTGGGCCTCAGAGCCCTCGGTCGGATCCCAGCCGTTCGTCAGCTCCAGCCAGCGGCCGTCCATGCCGGCCACGTTCCGCTTGACCGCGCCGGCGACCTTCCGGAACCCGCCCTGCAGGGTGAACAGGTGCGACTCGGTCATCGCCACGAACGTCATCGGTGCGCCGAGGCGGGCCTTGGCCGAGGTGGTGACCGGCTCGATGCGGCCGCCGCCGGGCAGTTCGACGCGGGTCTGGCCGGCGTCCATGCCGGGCGTGTCGATCAGCGGACCGTTGCGGATCATCGACAGCAGCGGCCGCCACGTGTTGTCGGTCTGGTCCTCGGCGGTGCCGAGGCAGACGATCAGCGGCGTCGGATAGGGGGCGCCGACCGGCTCGCCGGCCGCGTTCCACCCGTCGAAGCGGGTAGGGCCCTGCGCCTCGGCGAGGATGATTGCAGCGCCAACGGGATCTTTGCCCCATTTCTGCGAACGGCGCAGCTGACCGCCGGTGTAGCGCAGGGCATCCGGGGCCGGCCAGCGCGCGGCATACGGGTAGAGCCGGTAGTAGCCGATGAGGAAGCGCCACATCTCGTCGGTCAGCGTGAACGGCTCGCCCATCCGGTAGCCGTCCGGAACGACGCAGTTCGCCTCTATCCAGGCCCCGACGTCATAACCGAGGGTCGGATACTCGCCGGGCTCACTAGGACCGCGCCAGGGCACCAAGACTCCCGTACGATTGATCCGCGTGCTGGCGGCCGCATCCACCCGGGCGTCTGGGCTTGGGTCGTGAATGGGCTCGGCAGTAGCGGGCAGCCGTGAGGCCCCGTGGTCTCACGCGTCGACCAGACATCGGCGCGTGGGACCCGAACCGCATGGCTAGCCGTTCTCGACAGCCCGCAGGCGCTTGCGGACGTCGACCGCAGCGGACTCGGCTCGCTTCTCGGCCATCTCGTCTGGGGCGATCTGCCAGCGCAGGCGCAGCATCGCCATCGGCGACAGGCCGAGTCGGTCCTCCAACTGGCGCGTCTCCTGAAGCAGGCCGCGCACGTCGATCGCGCCCTGGTGCTCGGCGAGTGCCAGCAGCCGGCAGTACCGGCCGACCACGCGGGTCGCGGCGATCTGCTCCCACGCCACCGCCTGCGGCGTCGACCACAGCTCGGTCCAGAGCAGCTCCTCGCGCAGCGACTGCGCACCGAGCGGCCACGCCGGCGGGTCACCCGGCCGGCCGGCGGCGGGCAGCTGCATCAGCGGCTGCGCGAGACCACGTCGGCGGGAGGCGACGGGCTTCGGGGCGGCGCCCATCCCGGCCATAAGTTACCTCCGGGTAGAAGACAGTGGTGGGGGCACGTTCCGTCACACAGGGTTAGCCAGAGTTGACCATGTTGCAGGTGCCCTTGCCCCGGTGGTCCACGTCTGCACTCAAATTACCGTAAACCGGACACCCCCCTACCCCACAATGTCACTCTGCGTCACATCGCGTCATCGGATGATCTTCACACGCGATCGTTCTGCGAGTTGTTGCACGCGTTGTGAGCCGGCCGCAGGTTGGCCACCGCGCTCGTGCCGCCTCGGGATGCGGGGGTGACGTGGTGCGCGGT